AGCATCACCGGGACGCTCTCGACGCAGACCGATCTCCAGACGGCGCTCGACGCGAAGCTTGCCAAGGCGTCGAACCTCTCCGACCTAGTCAGTGCCCCGACGGCCCGGACCAACCTCGGCCTTGGGACTGCGGCGGTAGAGCCGGCCACTAAGCTGGTCCCCTCTGGCGGGACTACGGGGCAGGTGCTTTCCAAGGTAAGCGCGACCTCGTGGGATTTGCAATGGGCCACGGCTGGCGGCGGTGGCGGTGGTGGCATTGACATCCAGACATTCGGAACCTCGACCACCTCTGGCACGTTTACATGGACGAAGCCTGCTGGCGCTAAGTGGGTAGAGTTTATCTTAATGGGCGCAGGCGGCGGCGGCGGTACTGGAGCTAGGCAGGCAACCTCAGCCAACCGAGGCGGCGGTGGCGGCGGATCTCCTGGGGCTTTCTTTATCGGCAAATGTAAGGCAGACCGGCTTGGTGCTACTGAGTCTGTAGTTGTGGGCGCTGGTGGGGCTGGTGGGGCTGCGGTTACTGTAAACAGTAGCATCGGAAATGTCGGAATCAATGGAGGACAAACAGTCTTTAGTTTCGGCGGAGCAGGTGGCGGCCTCGGGGGCGGGAACGGAAGCACTGCCGGCGGTGGCGGCGGTGGCGGGTCAAGGTCTGGTCTTTTATTCAACGCAACAATTAATAACCTGACCGGCGGCAACGGCGCCCTGGCCAACGGCGGGGCAGGGCAAAGTTCTTCGACCTACATGCTGATTGGCACCGGCGGCGGCGGCGGGGCTGGTTCGGGTGGTGGAGTCACTACAAATAGAGACGGAGGCGTTGGTGGTCAGTTTTTCGCCGCCTCAGGGACCACGGGCTTGCGGAACATTTCAATTCTTGGAGGAACCGGCGGAACGTCGGCCGGTGTTCAGGCAACTGCTGGTACGGCTCAGAATGACTATCTTGCCGGAGGCACCGGCGGCGGTGGCGGATTTTACAGGACAGGCGTTGTCGGAGGCAACGGCGGCAACGGCGGCTTCCCTTGCGGCGGTGGCGGCGGCAGCGGTGCATCGGACAACGGCTTCAATACCGGGGCAGGAGGCACCGGAGCCAACGGCTTTGCGGTCATCATTACCTACACCTAATCCCTATGCCCTACATCGACCAAAACGGACTGACCTGGACGCGATCTGAAGACCGCCTATTCATGTCCTGCGAAGACGGCCGCAAGGTCCAAGGCAACGCCGAGATGACCGACGAGTATCTCGTCAGCGGGGCCTACATCGTCCCCGAACCGACGAAGACCGACGCCGAGCGCATCGCCGAGCTCGAGGCCCAACTGGCCGCCCTTCTTTCCCGACTCTAAACCCTATGCTCTACCTCATCTCTATCACGCTCGCCCTCCTGGGCGGCTTCGTCTGTGGCCTGCTCGTCGCCCGCAAGCACGCCGACCGCCTGAAGGCCAGCGAGGCCGAAGGTCGCAAGCTGCTCGACGCGCTTAAAGGGAAGTAACCATTTTACGATGTATCGTATTTTGGTCATGACCCTGCTGGCCTTCGTGGCCTGCACGCCTGCCCAGGATACGATTGGCACGGGGACGCCTTCCGCCGACCTCGGCACCTTAGGCACGCAGATCGACAAGTCCGACCAGCGGGTCGCCGCCGCCGTAACTGTCGCCCGCGAGAACGCCGACAAGCCTGACGTCGTCAAGGCCGAGACCGGCGTGGCGCTGGCCTACCTTCCCAAGCCCGACGCCCAGGCGCTCGACTACGTCCGCAACCGCGTGGCCCGGGCCAACCCCGAGGAGTACAAGCGGGCCGAGGACGCTGGCCGGAAACTCCTCGCGGTCATCGACGCCAACTTCGCCAAGGCCGAGGCCGACGCCCAGAGGAACAAGGCCGCGCTCGACAACGCCAACCGCCAGATCACGGCGCTCAAGGCCGAGGTCGAGTCCGTCCGTACCGAGGGCATCCGCAACGCCTTCGCCGTCGGGGCTGGTATCTGCTTCCTAGCGGCCCTTGCAATGGGTCTTCTCGGCCAGTACCTGCGGGCCAGCGTGGCCTTCCTCGTCGGCGCCGGCATTGGCGGACTGCCTTACCTGTTCGCGTCCCCTTACTTCCTGCCAGGCGTGGGTGGGCTCGTGCTCTTGGTCGTGGCCCTCGTGTGGCTACACTTCCGCAAACGCCCCTGCTTCGATGCCCCGCAAGAAAGCCAAGGTTAAAGTCATTTGGCGGCCGCTTGGAAAAGAGCGTGCCTGGGGACAGGCCACCACGGACCCCGCACACCCGGTCATTGAAATTGATCCCAGGCTCTCGCCCCAACGTGAGCTCGAGACCCTCACCCATGAAAGTCTGCACCTCGCCTTCCCCGAGATGAGCGAGAAGGAAGTGGACCGCGCCGGCAAAGTGGTGTCGTCCGTCCTCTGGCAGGAGAACTACCGCCGCGTGCTGCAGGGCAAGCACACCACCCCGGTCCGCATCTCGTGAGCGCCGCCCCCATCAACCCCGACGACATCGGGCCCGAAGTGAAGCAGGCCGGCATCGCCGGGCTCCTGGGCATGATGGGCATGACTGTGAAGATTATCCTGACCGACGAGAAGCTGAGCATCGGCCGCGTCATCGGCCACCTCATCGTTGCCTGCGCCGTGGCCATCCTTTCCGGCTTCGCCCTGGAGGAGTACATCTCAAACAAGAAGATGCTCTGGGCCTTGAACGGCCTGTCCGGGTACATGGCCCTGCAGATCGTGGCGTGGGCGGAGGACACCGCTAAGAAGAAGCTGCAGGCCACGCAGGCCGGCATCGTTGGCAAACCCAAGAAGGAGAAGACCAATGCAAAACGACCAGCCAAGCGTAAGCGCTGACACGAACCTGCTGTGGGCGGTGGTGCTCCTGACCATGGCGTCGGGGGTGTCGGCTTTGGGCTCGGCGTGGATCTGCGAGACTGTCCTGTCGGCCTTCGGCAATTCCCAGACCATGGCCCTCATTATCGTGGACGGGGGCAAGGACCTGAAGAGCGACGACGCGAACCTAGAGCGCCAACTATCGACGGCCACGCTGGCCCTCCAGACCATCCGGGACTTCGGGTGGGCGTTGGCGGTCGGGTCCTTTGCGGTGCTGGGTGCGGTGCTGGTGCGGGTCTTCTATCGTCCCCGGGCTCAAAAGGCTTCCTAGGGCATCCTAGACCCCTTGGCGGGGGTATCTAGGGGCTGGGTGCGAGTATACAAAAGGGAGGGGATAAGCCCCCCTTTGTAACCTTTCCAATCTTTTTGCCTTGCAACCTTGGCAAAGGTGTTGCCTACTCATCCCCGTACCCACCAACCAAGCCATGACTACCCAAGCCCTGAAGAACATCAAAGCCACCGAGCTGATGATCCAAGCCAACAACCTCCGCCGCGAGATCAACACGGGCTTGCTCCCCACGCGCCGGCAGCTCGACGGCAAGGTCAACCAGCACTTCCTTGAGGGCCTCGACATCGCTATCGAGCAGGCCGAAGACCGCTACATCGCCTTGGTCAACAAGGCCAACGCCATCCTGCGCTCTTAACCTTCACCCCCAACCCAACACCAAGCCATGAAACTCATCCTCGCCCTCCTCGCCGGCCTCGCGCTGGCGGCCTACATCCTCGCCCTCGCCGACGGCCCCAGCCTGCTCGAGATCATCGACAACCCCAAGTTCTAATTTCCTACCATGCCCACCCCCAACAAGCCCAAGGCCGAACTGGTCGCCGACAAGGCGATGGTCGAGCTGCTCACGCGCAAGGTCCACGCCTTCCGCACCGCCCCGCGTCCCTCCAAGGACGACTACACCTACATCCGGGGCCGAGGCTCCTATGCCCTCTACGGCATCGACCACGCCCGTGGCCAACTGGTCGTGCTGGCCAGCGAGCCCACGTCCAGCGACTTCAACCAGCAGGTCACCGCAAGGGTTAAGGCCGAAGCCTGCGCCCGGTACGATCAGGTCGTCGAGTACCGGAACCCCGGCACGGCCACGAACCCGAAGGTCACCATCCTTTGCTGGAGGGCCGCCGAATGAGCAACCTCGGCAACCCCTCTTTTGAAGTCCAGACCCTCAGCGTCGGCATCGGGTACGCCCGGGACCGCGTCCTGCAGGGCGACTGGACCCCGAAGTACGCCAACGAGCAGGTGGCCCAACAGGCCAGTGAGGCCGAGCAGATGCTGGTCTTCTTCGGGTGCACCGACGTGGACATCTACGCCCACCTGTCTCCCTCCGGCCGTGCGCTGCTCAAGTGGCGCTACCGAGACAAGGACGGCGAGCTCTTTACCGGCACCCTTCACCCCACGTCGCAGTCGTGATCCACCATCTACTGATTTTCTGGCAGCGGAAACTCGAGGACTCCTACCACGAGAACCTCCGCCTGCAGACGAAACTTGAAGAGTCCGACCGCATCAACCGCGAGCTTCTCGCCTTGTCCAATCGGCAGGCCAGCACCATCCGAAGCCTGACCAAGGCGGGGGATGTTATGGCTGATTTCATTAGCCCAAACCCGACCGCTGAAATGTGGGGCGAAGAGCAAGCAATCAAACAAGCGTGGGAAAACGCCAAGGAGGACACCCAGTCGTGAAGCCCCTGCTCTTCCTGCTCGCGTCGGCCACCTGCCTCCCCGCAATCACTCCCGCCCAGGTTGACGCCATCATCCGGGTCGAGTCCGCCAACAACCCCCGCGCCATCGGCCGGCTGGGCGAGCGTGGCCTCTGCCAATTCTTCCCCGCAGCTTGGGCCGACACCTCCCGCTGGCGCCGCGCCCACGGCCTGCCCGTCTACTCCTACGACCTGGCCCTCGACCCCATCGCCGGCCACGAGTACGCCACCTCCTGGTTGACGTACAACGAGGAGCGCCTGACCAAGGCCCTCGGCCGCCGCCCGACGATCGGCGAAGTCTACGCCGCCCACCAACTCGGCTTCGCGGGCTTCAGGGCGAAAGGGTTTGACCTCTCCCGCTGTCCGTCCATCACTCGGGTCGTCGTTGCCCGATTGGCGAAAGCGACCCGCACCAAATGAACAAGCCCTTGCTCGTCGCCGTGGACCCCGGCGTTTCCGGCGCCATCGTCACCTACCACGACCACCTCGGGCTCGAGTCGTTCAACATGCCCGGCACCGATTGGGAGGTCTGCAAACTGGTGGCCGACATCTCGACGAAGGCCAACAAGGTCGTGCTGTACCTGGAGGAGCCGCCGCTCTACGCAGGCCGCAACATCCCCGGCTCGGCCATCGGCAAATTGATGTGGAATACTGGCGTGCTCTACGGCGCCGCCGTGACCTGCGGCTGGGAAGTTCACCGCGTCCGCCCCGCGATCTGGCAGAAGGCCCACCCCGTCGGCACCAAGGGCGACCTCTCGACCACCGCTTGGAAGAACAAACTCAAGGCCCGCGCCGGCGAGCTGTATGGTTCGGTGCCCGGCATCAAGGTGACTCTGGCCAACGCAGATGCCCTGCTAATTTTAGACGCCGCCATGCGTGGCGCCATCAACTAACTTTCCCACCTATGAAACAACCTATCCCCGTCAACGAGCAGACCACGCAGTCCCTGGTCACTCCGCCCGTCCCCATCAAGGAGACGCGCTACATCATCCTGCACGACGGCACTGTCGCCGCCCGCCTGAAGCCCCGCCGCAAGGGCAACATCAACTACTGGTCCCTCTCCGTGAACGGCCACCTCAAGGTGCTCAACCAGCAGAGCATCGACGACCTCGCCGCCGGCAAGTAACCTTTCCCTGCACCCATGAGCAAACAAGCCACCGACGCCAACGCGGACTTCGTCGCCGCCCTCAACGCGCTGGAGAATGTCAGCGCGAACAAGTCCAACCCGGCTTTCAAGGGGTCCAAGTACGTCTCCCTCGACCAGCTGCTCGACGCCGTGAAGCCTGTCCTGGCCTCCCACAACTTTGCCCTGACGCAGATCGTGCGGACCCAGACCGACGGCCGCATCGGCGTGGTCACAGCCTTTCGCCACCGCGACGGCACGACCTTTGAGGGCGGGGACCTCTTCATCCGGGCCGACGGCCTAGAGCCCCAGAAGATTGGCGCCGCCCTGACCTACATCCGTAGGCAGTCTATCCAGACGGCCTGCTGTGTGTCAGTAGACGCCGACCTCGACGGGAACGGCCTCACCCTCTCGCCGTCCATCAAAGCGTCTCCAGCGGCCAGCCAGAGCCCTCAAACGCCCCGCCCCTCCGGCTACCTTGCCCACCCCGAGGCCGCTGTCCGCGTCCTGCAGCGCAAGGGCTGGCTCAAGGAAGGCCAGGGGCTGGCCGACCTGACCGCCGAGCACCTGACCAGCATCGCCAACAACCCGGCCTTCAACGCGGCCGTCTCCAAGGAGGCCCAGT